TACGAACAATATTACGAACAATATCAAGATAGTCAACTGGTCGAACGAGACATACGAACACATGACACCGGAGGTTATAGCAAACATAGTGAGAAAATGTGTGAATGCGGAACAGCCACTGACATTCTTTTCAGAATTTCCCAACGCGGCACACCAGGGGGTACACAAGAATCTCAGAGTCACGAACATCAGAGGAAATTATTTGGACGTATACGAGGACGGCAAATTCCTTAAGCTGATGGTGGATTACGTGATGGAAGATTGCGCGAAGCGTATGATATACAGACTGGAGGATGCGATGGGAGAAAACGAGAAAGCATTCAAAGGACTCGACGATGTATCCGCGCATCTCATACGAATGGAGGATGTTGTACATGGTATTCCCAAGAGAGACGCGTGTGAAAAGCAGCTGCGGGCGATGGAGGCGTTGGAGGTCGATATGCGTTCGGATGTATTACGGCACGTGAAGAATGGGTTGTGGAACGTCGCGAGATGATTATTACAATGCTATTTTTTTCTAACTATTTGGTTTACGGAGGTGTGATGTCCTTGAACTCCAACCACCTTGTAAACAGAGCTGCTCTTCTCACGCAATGGTTTGGAGTGCTCGGATTCTGTACACCCCTGATGGTGGTATCGTTGGGAGAGCGCATGAGACTCTGGTAGTCCCTGTTGAGCGTGTACGTCAATTCAGGATTCTCGATTTCAAGGAAAAATGTCGATATGAGTTCGGCATACGTGCGCACGCGTTCCATGGAGTAGTTATCTAGTGAACCGACACCATAGTTCATCATGATGGCTTGAATGGTAGGGAGAATCATGAGCAAATAGCGTTCCGACTTACGGCCTCGAATAATATTGAAGAGTACTTCGACATTGTGTGTGAGTGCTTCTTCGTTGATCTCGATCGTTCGTAGACGTTCGCACACGTTCTTCAGTTCTTCTTTTTTTGTAGTCGATGGCTTTTCTCCAATGACGATGCGACCGTGCTGAAAGTTCCGTAAGATCATCAGCATGACGTTAGATGATTCAGCTCGTAGATCACCTACACCGATGCAGTTCCGAAAAGACTCGTGCATGTTCTCTACAAACCTCTCTCCGAGCTGTCTCGCGAGAACACACATTGGGACTGACATGTACCCGTTGATGATTTCTCCAGGTGATAACGGAAGGGAGTTGTTTACGCGAAAGAAAAGCGTTTCTTCTTGAATCGGTGTCAGATTCGGGTAAATCAACATCATCAGCGGTTTTTCGTTGAAAATAGCTTTGTCTTCATCCGAAAGTTCGTGGTAATACACGTCTGTACCGGTCGTAGGACAGGTGATCTTGTACCTGCCTTCCACGAAACGTCTCATGGCCTCTGTGCGATGACCACCATCGAGGATGGTCACGTCAAGTTCAGAAGCAGCAGAACCGATGAATGGAGACGTAAGGATGTTGTTGAAGATAGACTCCACGAGTTCTCTGTAGTGATCCTCTGGCCAAGTCGAATCGTTGCGCTGAATATGATGAAGTCTCCAGTAACCACGTTCGACTTTGGTCAGGTACTGTTCGACGGTAAAATTCAACCGTTCGAAACGAGGGAAACGAAGAGCGGTGCGGGGGTTGGAAGCCATTGTGTTTTGTGCTTTGGTATACTTAGTATTTTCGCGTTCTTTAGGTGATTATTTGACGCGTACTACATCGAAATGTAAAAATATGATAGATAACAATGGGTGTGCCGAGGAAAATACATCAAATATGGATACACCACGATGACATCCCGTTGCACAAATATCCCATCGAACACATTCAATCTTGGAAAAGGATTCATCCAAACTGGGAATATCGGTTATGGACGAAGGATGAATGCGACGCGATGATATCGGAACATTTTCCAGAAATAAAGGATCAATACACGAAGGGATCCTACGTCGTCAAGGCTGATATTTGCCGAGTGGCAGTGGTGATACTTCACGGCGGGATATACGCGGATCTCGACACGGAGTGTTTTAAATCGTTCGATCATCTCGTAGACGACATCGATGTGACGATAAAGAACAACAGCAACTCGTTTTTCATGGCACCCAAGGGTGGGACGTACTTAAAGAAGTTCATGGAGGTGCTGTCGCAAAAGCATAACGTACACCAACCATTGCGATTCGCCGGCCCCATGGGTATTGTCGCGTTTGAGCGACAATACGAGGGGAATCTCGATGCGATCATGCGAAACGAGGGGACGTATTGTGAGAAAAATGGGTTGAAACACGAAAACGCATACGCTGTGCATTACATGAAAAAGAATTGGTCACAACCGTATCTCGTCGTCGGTTCGGCTCCATACGTTCCCGAATGGTTAAAACGAAACAAACGGGAATTAGCGAAGCGATCTTTCGAAATATGTCCCATAAACAACGCATGGGCACTCTTCGATCCGGGTGAAATAGGGATATGGACGTATCCGTGTGACTTACCACAACGAGGGACAATGATTCCTAATACCGAGCAATTGAAAGCCATGCCGGACACACGCGAATTTATGCCGAAATTTTACAGACGGACATATAACGGCTCTACAAAGAGGTACGAGATCACGTGGCAAAAATCGTTCACTATGATGATCGATACCATATACATGCTCATCGAACAAGATGGCGCCGAAAAGATTTATGTCATCGGGTGCGACATGATGTATAATCATTCAAAAGACGATTACTTTTACGGTGGTCACAAAGGACGTCCCGATCCACTTCGTCACGGAGAAGAGTGTCTCGTGAACGAACTGAACAAACTATATAATTACGCGAGAGAACGGGGGGTTAAGATACAAAATCTGAGCCAACAAATGACGTTACTTCCTTTTCAGAAAGTGAAGCTCGAATCCATTTAAACAATAGTATCTTATATATATCATGGATTTCCTCGAGTATTTCAAGGACTACACACTTCGAAACACAAAAAATGCCACCGAATACGAAGAAAAAGTACGAGCCGAATACGCGTGTGAAACAAAAAATATGCGAATCATCTTCTTTGACTTGGAAACATCGCCTCCTTGTGAAAGAAGCTATCCCATCGCGTCTGCTGACAGCATCATCGAGATTGGGGCCGTATGCGAGCAAGTTGGAACCTTTTCGAGGCTGTGCAACCCCGGGCATCCGATTTTTACGACTGCCGTGAATGGCATTTCGACTGAAGATGTGAAAGACTGTCCTCACACCAGGACAGTTCTTAAAGCATTTTTGGATTGGACAGCACCCGATGCGAACCACGAGGCGACGCTCCTCGTCGCCCATAACGCCACACAGTTCGACTTGAAGGTTCTCAGGGCGCACATCGCGAGATATTTTCCAGGGAATTACGACAACATATACGTCGGTGATTCATTACAATTCCTGAAGCGTCACTCCGGTGCGGAAAAGGGTAATCTTCAGTCCGTGTATCGTCACCTTTTTCAAGAAGATTACGTCGAAAAGCACAGAGCATCAGAAGACGCGAAGGATTTGGAACAGATCGTGAAGCATATCGCAAAAGAAAAGGGGGTTTCAATCATGCGGATGTTATCTGGGAGTATATGTCCCTTGGTCTCGAAGACGATGAAACCGAGAGCGGAAAAGGATTATTTCAACGTACCCTTTCAAGAGAAAGATATCGCAAAGCGCATGGGTGCCAAATGGGATCCAGTGAAGAAATGTTGGTTTGCTCCGACTGACGAGGTGAAAGCCGCGTTGCTCACAAAATTTAAGAGCACATGATAATGCTGTACATCGCACACAGAGGCGTGTCGAAGATGTTCAGAGATAACAGTCAAGAAGCCATTCATCGTGCGGTGTTTTCACCCGAATATGATGGGGTCGAAATAGACGTACAACTGTGTAAATCCGGGGAAATTGTCCTACATCATGATCTGACGCTTCACGATAACTGGATAAAGAATCTGTGTTACGACGAATTAAAACTATACAATATTATTTCACTCGACGACCTATACGCGCGTGTACCGTTCATACAAGAAAAAATGCTTTTCATAGACATCAAAGGAAATGATTACAACATCGTACCGGCACTCGAAAAGTTCTTTAAGTTCTTAGACGTATCAAACGTGTATTTCTGTAGTTTTAACGCCCCTCTGGTATCGAAAATGCACCCTCGGTTTTTGAAGGGAAGAACCTTCGAATGTTTTTTTCAACCGAGCGAGTACGACATGATCACGGATGGGTTCGACATGGTGATGGTTCATTGGACGTGCCTGAATCCATTGTTCATAGATTTTTGTAAGACTCGTAATATATTCGTGTTCACGTATACACATAAAGATCCCATAGAGATGCGTCATATGCGCGCACATGCTGTAGATGGTATCATCACGAACGGTCTATGAGAAGTAATTCCTTTTCTTGAATGAAAACCACCGGGTGTTTCCCCGCATTGAAGAAATCGGACAATGGTACGTCCGAAAATGTTATCGTATACGATGGTGTACACGTCGCAGACGCAGTTGGAGTGTATGTCGTGGTCATCGTAGGGGTTGGTGTGGGATGGGTGATGGTCACCGTCGTGGTCACGGTGGGGGTGTATGTTTCTGTTATCGTCGGTGTCAATGACATCGTAGGGGTTGGTGTGGGATGGGTGATGGTCACCGTCGTGGTCACGGTGGTGGTGTATGTTTCTGTTATCGTCGGTGTCAATGACATCGTAGGGGTTGGTGTGGGATGGGTGATGGTCACCGTCGTGGTCACTGTGGGGGTGTATGTTGCCGTATTCGTGTGTGTCTGTGTGGGTGTCGGGGTTGGAATCGGGGGAACTATTGTGTCGCCTTGTACATACACTGTGTCGAAAATATATTCTGTTTTACCGTCGTTGAAAAAAATGACCCGAACATTACCGTTTGTAATCACAGACTCATCCTTAATACGTAAAAAAGACATTCTATAAAAATCACCCTGCTCGACGTACTCGAATATGTTACCAAATGGGATGATTGTATCATTCGTCGATACGATGGCGTATCTGGTTTTGAGATCACAATCTTGTAACGTACCCGCGACAGGGGTCAATGTATTCTTTTCTTCAGAAATGTTCGATATGTTGAAATGTATAGCAATCCCTTTGAATTGAATCGGCGTTTTTACGTCGAGATCGAGGAAGCCCTCTCGGGTATCATTATCTGTTCTCGAGACGATTCTTGGAAACGAGTCTGGTGTTTCAGTCGGTGTAACGGTTTCAGTCGATGTGGGGGTTTCAGATGGCGTAACGGTTTCAGTCGGTGTAGGAGTCTCAACATGAAAATCATTAAACGGATTATATACCAAGTCTATATCTCTTGTTATTTGTTCAGATGATGAATTGTTCAAGTTATCTGAAGTAACTATCATATAATATACATTTAAAAACATTTTGAACTAAATATAATGAACTGTTCGGGTGTCACACGAGGAATGCGGTTGCGAATCATAGTTACATGATCGTGTTTTTGACGTATGTTGATTATGTACATTGTGTTGCGTCTCATACTGTATAGGGTTATCTTGTTCATATCCAAAAGAGATGCGACTTAGTTAATACCATTGTGAAAGAGTATCTATTCTTCCCACCAACGTTACGAGATCCAAATGTATGGGGTCTTGCATTTACCACCATCGAATAAAGTATAATCACAAAGGAAAATATACATAATCAATACAAGTTCACATATTCCATCTTCACCTGAACCCAGTCATCTTTTGTATTGAGAAAGACCTTCCCTCTCGATATCTTACACGACACAAACCAATCATTATCTTCTTTGTCTATATATTTCTCAATTTTTGAAATCAAGTCAGTGCCAAGTTCCTTGCTACGGGCTTCGTTCGCATTCGTCATTTCGTGTAAATTCCAATCGGGATCATCGGGGGTGTCCGTCTTTAACGCACTCAGTATGATGTCGTATGTCTTCTTTGTTTTGATACTCTTCACTATGGCACCCAGTTGCCAATTGGAATCATGAAAAATACGAACAAATTCCAATTTGCACGCTGAATCTTTTTGAAATGCTTTTTTGTCTAGTTTACCCCTATCTTCATACGCTGTAACCGGAATGAACTCACACCCTTCGAAATGCTCTGACATTAATGGTAATAACACGCTACGTTTTAAACTAATCTCTCGTCATCGTCTGCGCTTGTAACAACCCATTGCGCATTTGTGATGCTATCTTTCCCACGTCCCCTGTATCACTGGGTATAAAAATAGTGTTTGTTTTGGAATGACTACCTATGTCCTTCAAGGTATCGAAATATTGTGTGACTATGATCATATCCATGACTGTTTGTGGATTTAAGGTGTCAAACTTTTGATTGAAAGCTGACATACTCTCTTGTATACCGCTGACAATAGCCTGTCTTTGACGAGCAATACCAACACCTGCGAGATATTTAGCCTCCGCGTCAGCTTCAGCCGCTTTCACTATCATAATTTTTTCAGCCTCAGCCTTGTCCTGGGCTGCCATGCGATTTCTCTGTGCGGCATTTATTTCGTTCATCGCGCGCTTCACTTTCTCATCTGGAACTATATCTGTCACGAGCGCCTGAAGAATTTCATATCCAAAATTGTGCATGATCTTGATTAATTCATTTTTCACATCATTTGCGAGATTTTCTTTAAGCATGAAGACATCATCTAATTTCATCTTAGGGACGCTACTACGGACGACATCAAATACGTATGATCGGATTTGAGCCTGTGAATCTGTGAGGCTGTAAAAAGATTCATAAATACGTTCGGGGAGAATTTTGTATTGTACACTGACAACAACATTAACGAATACGTTATCGCTCGTTTTTGTTTCGCACACTACGTCGATTTGTTGTACGCGCATAGAGACGGTACCGGCGAGAGATTCAAAATAACAGGGCCATAAACAAGTAAATCCGGGGTTGGCGTGACGGCGATATTTACCGCAAGATTGGACGATTCCTACGGTTCCTTGGTCGATGCAAGTACAAAACATTATTATATAAAAATTAAAAACTCTAAAACTATCCTATTTTGTTTTTAGTAAAGGAAAAATGAAATAAAAGTTCTCATCTTCTCGCTCTTGATCATTTCAACGAATGAAATTTCTTCTTCGGTGAAATCATCAGGATGCATGCTGGCTTCGTCGAAAACTCTCCACAAAGGCATATCGATGTCGTCCATATGGTGTAACACGTCGGTGATGAGGTCGTCGCTTTCGGTGTCGATGAAGTTGTCAAACTTCTGCTCTGAAAACCACGCGCGCTCTTCTCCTATCGCACTGTTCTCGCGAACGAGGAGATGTTCCGCGATGTATTCTTCGATGTCGCATTCCGGGTTAACCGCGATTTCATCGGCAGTATAGGTGGTCGCCATGAGGGCATGGAGGCCACCGGAGATCTTCTTGAGGAAATTTTTTTTGGTTTGCGTGAGCATCATCGTTGTTATTTTATACTTCTAAGTTATTCGCTCTTTAGGTGAAAAATTGTTTTAAAGTTTTGGGTATTGCGTAATATATGAAACGACTTGAAGAATCCGACTTTAATATAATAATAGATTGGTTATGGAGGATTTCTGTTCTCGATGGATATAACGCCGTCATCGATTGCGGACTTTACGATTACCTTAAGAATAACGAGGTGTCTAGTTTCATGTATGGACAACTTGGTACATTTGATATGCGACAATTATACGAACGAGCAGATATTCGCAAATTACATTCGGGGGCATCCTACGGTTTGACCATGCGGGAAGTTGAGCGCGTAGTCAAAATGGGGTATGATGATTGGAAAGTCTGGTATATTCGTCATAACAGACCAGACATTTTAGAAAAAGTACGTATTATAAGTCGACAAGTGAAAAAATCGCTGAGCGATCCGTCGTATGCGATGTGTAGAAGACGTCTCGAACGCGAATATTTCGATTTAGTCATCTAAGCCATGCGCGCGAGAGCGTACATGGTGCGTTTCGTTGGAAGCTTGGCGGGCTTCTTTACCTGTGTGCACATTTGCTTGCCGTTGGGAAGACGAATGACACTGCAAGGAGACCTACACTTGTTGACCGCAGTCGCGCGGCACGTCTGCTTCCACGTCATACCGGGAAGACGCAGGAATGGACTAGGGGCCTTAGGAGAAGACTTCTTGACGGGACTAGGCGACTTTTTGGGAGAAGGTTTCTTGGCAACGGGTTTCTTTGCCGCTTGGCGACGGAGGCGGGCGGCATCGATGCAACGTCCGGTAGCGGGGTTGCGAACTTGGTTGGGCTTTTTACATCCAGCGGGCTTCTTAGCAGCGGGCTTCTTAGCCACTTGACGACGGAGGCGGGCTCTATCGATGCAACGTCCGGTAGCCGGGTTGCGAACTTGGTTGGGCCTTTTGCAGGGTTTTTGTTGCATTGTATTATATACCAAGATTATTATTTTTTTAACGCGCTCCAAAGTTCATTACAAAATCCACAGGTTATCTTGAACTATTCGGTTTTCCCGTCAATCTTCAGATCCATTATCTTGATGAATAAAAATAATAATTATAATAAGATGCCAACTACCCGTGGTAGTGTGCGAAGAGCTATACGTCCACCTAAGAGAAACCCTGGTGTGAATAGTCAAACGAAGCCAATGAATATCAATAACAGAAGAAATAACGGTAAACAAAACAACACTAACAACAATAACTATGGATTAAATTGGATGAAATTTTTGACACCATACCAGATCGAAAACAATTTAACCAGAGCTTCTTCGAATAATATTAAAAAAAATGAATATAAAAATGCCACACATGACTTAAAAAAAATGAGTAAGTTCTTTTCGAAACGAGTTGTGAAATTTAAAACCCCAAATTTATCCGAAAAACCTCAAGACGTGAGGGGTAACTTGTTGTATATAATTATTTTCGTTATATTAAATTATTTTCTTGAAATTCAACAGAATGAATTTGGTACGAGAGAATTGACGTCTATTCAAAAAACGATGACAATAAATGAAATGAATGTTACATTCACGGAGAGTAACGATGTCTTAAATTTCTTAGTCATATTATTTTGTGATTACGTACACGATTACGCTAATTCAACATCTAGTGTAAGCGCGCATACGTTACACGCGCTTTTAAGAGGTGGTAAGGTTCCTTCATTATATAAACACGAAAAAATACTCTCAGTTCATTTGTTCAAAGGGTGGGTAGAACACGTAACATGGTTACATAGCGAGCTAAAAGAAGAAATGACAGGAAAAATTGTCGTGTATTTAAGAGAAAAGAAGAAAAATATTCGTGCCCCCGAATATTCTGCCCTTGAAAATATTTTTCTTCCATTGGAAGAGGGGCTCGGTCAAAATAAAAAAATCGACGAGACTAAATTTATATGTACCGCGATTCGAAAGAATAAAGACATGTACAATAACATAAATAAGGTTAAAACAAACATTATCAAAACATTATTAGGAGGAGCATCACATTCTATTTCATTTGATCAAACGAGTAAAGGTAGTAGTTTAAAAGTAATAGGTGGTTTGAAAAATATGAAATTTGAAAAACCAGGAAATAATAAAAATAATAAAACGAGTCAACATAAATTTGATATTTCTATTCCCCTACTTGCAGATCTAGGAACTATGTTACCTAGTAGTCAGGTATCTGGTTTTAGAAACGTTGTACACGATTTAGCAATTAACATTGTTAATGATGTTGTTGATAATGAAACATATCGTTCCATTAAGGAAATAAAAACGTTAATATCTGCGATTTACGATCTTGTTAAATGGAAATATCACGACCAAATTTTAAGGGACTTAGTACAAGTATATATACTTAACTTTAATAGTAGTTTTAAAGTAAATCTCAATTACAATAACAATACAATACTAAAATATAAATACCTTCTTTCTAATAATGGAAATATCAGTATTTTTCTTGACACACCTGGTTCGAATAAAAAAATGGACATAAGTCCCGTTTTATCTGCATCTCAAATTCAGACGATTGACAAAAAAGGAATCTCGAAGGGAATTTTTAAAACTCTTGGCGATTTAAACATTATTTTATATGCTATGAGAAGTAATTCAATAGCAGTCACAGGTGACAGAATGGCGGGGATGATGTACATGTTTTTTTATGCACTTTTCGAAAATAATAGGATTTATTCAACTGGGGAAGCACAAGTTGGTAAAAAAGTTATCAATAAAGCCAATACATATAATTTGTTACCGAGGTTCATTTTCGAAAGCACTACAGATACTATTATTTTACCGTCAAAAATAACAGGAGAAAATGGGAAAAATGTATCAACTATATTAGGAGCAAATGGTAAGAATATTCAAGTGCTTGGAAATATAAATGATGAATGTAAAGCAGCGGATTTTCCACCCAAATCTATTAATATTGCACTGGCTGGGATCAAACAATTCAAAAAGGGTTGGAACACAAACGTAAATGTAATGATGTACCGCCCTTTGACAAAAGAACACGATTGGTTTCCGCATAACTCGAATAAAAATGGCACGAAAATAACAGGAAAAACTCCTATATCTGCGTATGTAAATCGAACTATATTTAAAGGTTCTCTCAAACGACAAGTTAATACGACATCGACAAATATGTCAGATCTTAAACCTAAACCAAATTTAACAAAACCTAACACTAACAATAAAGGTCCACCGAACGCAAACAATATACGGAGACGACAAGCACAAGAACAAAAACAAGCCCGTGCTAATCGCCTTGCAAAGAGACAAAGACAACTTACACAAAAAAATGTTTCAAAAAAACGGTATCCGAATAATCCTAAATTTGAAACAGGTTGGGAAGGAACTGGAAAGCCATTACGTGAAAGACAAGTTATAGATTTGAGAAACAGACAGAAAAAATTATCTCAAAATAGAATGCAAAACCCTCCCATGGTAAGACAAAATAAAATACAAAACCCTCCCATGGTAAGACAAAATAAAATGCAAAACCCTCCCATGGTAAGACAAAATAAAATGCAAAACCCTCCCATGGTAAGACAAAGTAGATTACGAGGGATGCAAGAAAGATTTTCCAGGAACCCTAATACCCAAATAGCCTAATATCTTTCTCGACGATTTTGGTGGCGAAGGCCAATGATTCATCATCGTACCGATCTTTCCACGACCCTTTCGTGGCTTTATTTTTGTGTGTTTTTCTTTCCGGGGGTTCGACCCCTATGATACGACACGCATCTTCAAAATGGGCATCAAACGATTCCATTCTGTATATGCGATCGACCAAACAGTTTCCATCGGCGTCATACAAGAACTGCCATTGATGTATGGGAGACAAC